CTTATGAATGGGTTTATGCGAATGGCAGTTGACAATGCTGTATTATCTGGTAATCTTTTAATTGAAGTAGATGAAACTAACTTAGTACCGGGCCAAGACCTGTCAGTATACCCCGGCAAAGTATTTAGAAGACAGGGTGGAGCACCGGGCCAAGCTATCTTTGGCACTAAGTTTCCTAACGTTGCTTCAGAAAATTTACAGCTATTTGATAAGGCACGAGTACTGGCAGATGAGTCTACAGGCTTCCCATCTTTTGCGCACGGACAAACAGGTGTTTCTGGTGTAGGCCGTACCGCTTCTGGTATTAGTATGCTTATGGGTGCTGCACAGGGCGGTATTAAGAACGTTATTAAGAATGTAGATGACTATCTATTACGGCCTCTTGGTGAAGGTCTGTTTAGATTTAATATGCAGTTTGACTTTGATCCCAACATCAAAGGAGACTTAGAAGTAAAGGCACGTGGTACAGAAAGCCTTATGGCTAATGAAGTACGCAGTCAACGCTTGATGCAGTTTATGCAAATATCTTCTAATCAAGCACTTGCACCTTTTGCAAAATTCCAGTATATTATTAGAGAGATTGCAAAGTCTCTTGACCTTGACCCTGACAAAGTAACTAACAATATGGATGAAGCAGCTATTCAAGCTGAACTTATGAAGGGCTTTCAGCAGCAGCAACCACCTGAAGGACAAGCACCAGCAGGTGCAAATCCAGCAGACCCAACAGGTGCAGGTGGTGGCACTATAGGTACAGGGCAAGCTCCAGTACCACAGGAACAAGGATTTAGTGGAAATGAGCAAGGAGCAGTTGAGCAACCTCAAGGGGCTAGTGAACAACCATCAGCAATGGGACCAGTTCAGTAAGTATTTAGATACTGTTATAGCACAGCAGCATCGTGCTATGGAACAATCAGATAACAGTATTGCTATGTATAGAGCACAAGGTGCAATATATCAGTTGCGTAGATTAAAATTACTACGAGATGAAGTATTAAAATCCAACTAAAGGAAAACCAATGCTAGAACAACAAATGGAACTTTTTGAAGACGGTGGCCTTAAAGATGAGGGTGGCGAAGTAGACGAAGTATCTGGAAATGAAGTTCCTATTGGTGGAACTAAAAAGGGTGTTCGTGACGATGTACCTGCTATGGTCAGTGAAGGTGAGTTTGTTTTTCCCGAAGATGTAACACGATATATTGGTTTAGATAAATTAATGCAAATGCGTCAAGAAGCTAAGATGGGTTTGAAACGTATGGAAGCTATGGGTCAAATGGGTAATGGTGATGAAGCCACTATGCCTGACGATATGCCGTTTACTGTGGCTGATCTTATTGTGGTTTCTGGTGATACGGGTGAAGAACTAGAGATGCAAGATGGTGGATTTGTTGTTCGTCCAACTACAGCTAGACGCACTGAGCCGCAACCTACGTACACACAACCAACAGATCAAGATGCTCAACAGCCTGTGTTTAAAACTACACGTAGATTATTGCCAGAAAGAGAAGAACCACAACCTATTGATTTAGATTTTAGTGGTGTTATGGGTGAGGGTAAAATATCATTTAAAGACTACCGCAACGAAAAGGGTGAAAATATTCTTATCCCCTTTATAGGTGACTCACCTGTATTTCCAATCCCAGAAGGATACACATTATACACAGGAGAAGATTCTTCTGCTAATACAAATGAAGTGGCATCTAAAGTAAATGAAATATCTCAAGCACAAGAAAAAGATAAATATGAAGTACCAGACTTTTTAAAGCCACAACCACCAAAGCCTACTGATTGGGCCGCTATGCCTACAGATGAATTGGTTGATGAACTAGGTAGTGTTACAGGAACAGCTAGACTAATAACAAAAGGTGCTATGATGTTAATGGGGCCAGTAGGTCTAGTTGGTAATCTTATGATGAGAGATCAAGATAAAAATATTGTAGCTGCTATTGATGCTGCCCTTGCTAAAGGTGGTTTATCTGCAGAAGATAAAACTACACTTACTGCTGCAAAAGAAGAGTTAACTAAGTCTGGTATGTTAAGTTTCCTCGACCCTATTATTGACGGGGTTGCTAGTGTACTTGGTGTACCTGAAGAACAGGTAAATGCGTCTGTCAATGCAAACGTACAAAGTGGTGCTGTAGAAGTTTCACCTAGATCACGAGCACGTCCTGTTGCAGAAGAACCCGCTGTTGAAGAACAGAATTATACATCTACTGGTGCTCAAATGCAAGCTAGTCAAAGAGCATTGCAAGATATTGTTCCCGCCCCTGAACCTGCAGAAACAACAGACGCAAGTAATTATTTAAGACAAAGATTGGCTTCAGGCCAAGGGGGAGACAGTTTTACAGGCGGTGATTATGATGTAGCAAGTAATGACCCTAATTTTGTATCAGATGCAGATGAAAAGTATCGCAAGGATTTGCCAGAAATTCGTAAGGCATTTTATGGTGATGGGTCGGCTACACCACAGGTAGAACTAACACAACAACCTGCACCTGTTACTGATGCATATGTAGGTAGTTTAGATGCAGCTAGTCAATATAGACAACAGCCTACAACAACACAACCTGTTGAATCTATAGTAAATGCACCGCCTAGAAAAACAAATGTAGTAACTACGGATATGCAACTAGCCCCTGTACCACCTAGTTTTTCTACTGTGCCTAAGTATATGGATACAGATACAGGTACACCTTCTTATACAGAATCATTTGATCCATATGTTATGGCAGAAGGAACAGCACAATTACGTACAACACCACGAGTAGTACCAGATACATCAGAGGGAGTAGCTGCAATTTCTGCATTTGATCGTTATGATGCACCACAAGAATCTGGTGTATTTACAAAAGACGGTATTTCTATGCTACCTAGTGCAGACGTTGATACGAGATCAACAAAAGAATATATAGCATCACAGCAACCACTTTCACTACAGGAACAAGCATTAAATCTATTAAGTCCAGAGGCTCAAAACAGAGTACTAAATCAAGATACTGATGCCACAATTGCAAATGCAAAAAAAGTAGTAAGTGATAGTAGTGATGTACTTGAACTTGCACCACCCGTGTCACAAACTGTTGAAACATCTTTACGGCCTAAATCTAGACCTTCTGTTACTGATCAAGTTAAGGCTCTTGGTATTGACGTAGATAGTCCTTTTGCAACAGCTACACCTACAAAAGCACCTGTTGCTGCACCACTAAGAAGTTTTAGTGATGCTAAATCTATGGCTAAAAGAAAGGCACTAGCTGCACGACCTACACCACTAGTTACTACAGAAGAACCAGTTGACACAGCACCTTCTTATGCTACAATGCCTGTAGGAGAAAAAGGACGTGGTGTTGTTTCTACAGGCAAGGGTAGAGACATAGATAAAGCATTTGACCCTAAAGAAAAAGGTGGAACAGAAACATTTAGTGAAGCATTTGCCCGTAATAAAAGAGAAGGTAAAAAAACATTTACCTATAAAGGTAAAAAATATACAACAGAAACAAAAGAAGAAAAGGCAGCTAAACCTAAAAGAGATACAGGCTCAAAAAGTAATAGGCTAGATAAGTCTAACCCTAATACAGAAATAAACTTTAATGAGCACCTTGCTGAATGGGAAAAGAATATGGCTAGGAGTGATCCTGCATTAGCCCAACACTTTATTCTTACTGCTAATAGACGACAAAACGATATAGAAAAAACAGGAAAAGACCCACAAGATAAAATATCTGCAAAGAAAACAGATGAGTCTGGTGGTCTTGGTGGCTGGATTAAAAAACAATTCGGCAAAAAGAAGGGTGGACTAGCAACCCGATACTAAATGCTAGATATGCTGGCTACTCATCCCCCATCCAACATGGCTACGGTGGCCCCAGTTTAAGGAAACATAATGTCCGATACTAATACTATGGCTTCAGAAGTACAGCCTGAAAAGAAAGTTGCATTTGCAAATCGTAAATACAGCAATGAAGAAAAAATTAAAAAAGAAGAAGAGGAACTAGAACAACTTATTGCGGAACAAAAGGGTGAAGTTAAAGAGGAAGAGCCTCAAGAAGCTGAACCTGCTACTGCAGAAGAAAAAAGTTTTAAAAAGCGTTATGGTGATCTTCGCCGCCACATGCAGGAAAAAGAAAAAGTTTGGGAAGAAAAATTTAATGAGGTTCAAAAGCAACTTAAAGAAGTAACCCAAAAAGAAATTAAACTACCTAAGTCTGACGAAGACATTGAGGCTTGGGCTACACAGTATCCAGATGTAGCAGCTATTGTAGAAACTATTGCAATTAAAAAGGCACGTGAACAAGCTGCTGGATTAGAAGATCGTGTAAAAGAAATTGATGAGATGAAAGCTACTGCATCTCGTGAGAAAGCTGAAGTTGAATTGATGAAAATTCATCCTGACTTTGGTGAAATTCGTGACAGTGATGACTTTCATACTTGGGCAGAAGAGCAACCTAAATGGGTACAAGATGCTCTATATGAAAATGACCATGACTCTCGTTCTGCTGCTAGAGCAATTGATTTGTATAAAGCAGACATGAACATTAAACCTAAAAAGACTAGTGACGCAAAGGATGCGGCACGATCAGTAAACAGTCGTAATAGTAGAAGTCAGCCAGATACAGCTAGTGAAGCTGGTGTATTTAAAGAGAGTGACGTTAACAGTATGACACCTCACCAGTACGAAGAATCTGCTGATGCCATTATGGAAGCTATCCGTACAGGCAAATTTATTTACGATATGTCGGGTTCTGCCCGATAAAACCTATTGACATGTAGAAATATTCTGGTATAACTATGTGTACAATCGTATAGTGTGGCCCTATTATAGTTACCCACACTATACCCTAACTATCCTACGCAAACAACAATACGCTTTCGGACAACCTAATGTCTTATGGCCCACTTGATTAAGCATAGGCCAATGCTTATAATAGTGCACCCTAATAGAGTTAGCCTCTGTATAACAATTGAAGGTTTGCATCTGTATCTTTATGCTAAAGGAGTAATTAAAATGGCATTTGGAAAGGCTTCGGGCTATTCAAACTTACCTAATGGTAACTTCTCGCCCGTCATTTATAGCAAACAGGTGCAACTTGCATTTCGCAAATCTGCAGTATCTGAAGCTATTACTAACTCTGATTATTTCGGAGAAATCGCCCAAATGGGTGACTCAGTAAAAATCATTAAGGAACCTGAAATTTCTGTGACAGCGTACCTACGTGGTACAACTATCGCAACTCAAGACCTTAGTGATAACGACTTCTCATTGACAATCGACAAAGCTAACTATTTTGCTTTCAAGATTGATGACATTGAAGAAGCTCATTCGCACGTCAACTTCCAAAGTCTTGCAAGTGATCGTGCTGCGTATCGTTTGGCTGATCAATATGACCAAGACGTTCTTGGCTACTTGTCAGGTTACAAACAGTCTGCGCTTCACGCAAACGCAGGTGTAGTAAACGACACAGTTAACGGCACTAAAGCAAACTCGTCTGCAGGTAACGACGAATTGCTTGCTGCTAATAAATTGAAAAAGGGTGACTTCGGTAATATCACTACTTCTAGTGCTGCCGACCACTCAATTCCAATTGCTGCACGTTTGCCCGGTGCTACAGCACTACCAACTGCATCAGCTTCACCCGCAATGGTTGTAGCTCGTATGAGTCGTTTGTTGGATTCTCAAAACGTAGACACCCAAGGTCGTTGGATCGTAATTGACCCAGTGATGATGGAAGTTCTTCGTGATGAAGATTCACGCTTCTTGAATGCAGACTTCGGTGGTTCTGGTCTACAAAACGGTTTGGTTATTAACAACTTCCACGGCTTTAACGTGTATGTTTCAAACAACCTGCCATCTGTAGGTACTGGCCCCGCTACTACTGGAACAGCTAACCAAAACACTAACTACGGTGTTATCGTTGCTGGTCACAGTTCAGCCGTTGCTACTGCCGAGCAGATCAACAAGACTGAAACTTACCGTGATCCTGACAGCTTTGCTGACATTGTTCGTGGTATGCACCTATATGGTCGCAAAATCTTGCGTCCAGAGGCGCTAGTTACTGCTAAGTATAACTTGGCGTAATCTTAAAACTTTAAGTGGGCTGCTTAATTGTGGCCCACTTATTTATAAAAGGTTTAAACATGGGAATTACAACAGCAGTTTGTAACACATTTAAACAAGAACTGCTTGGTGGTACACATGATTTGGACACCGACACAATAAAGGTTGCATTAATTAAAGTATCTCCAACAGGTACGTATAATGCAAGTACAACTAATTATTCAGACGTTACAGGAAATTCCGACGAAGCTATAGGGGCAGGATATACAGCAACGGGTAATACTCTTGCTAATCCTACTATCACATTAAGTGGTACTACAGCTATAGTCGATTATGACAATACAACATGGTCATCTGTAACTGTTTCTGCTGATGGGTGTATTATATATAACTCATCTAAGTCTAATAGGGCTATTGCTGTAATAGCTTTTGGTAGTACTAAAAAATCTATCAATGGGGATTTTACAATACAGTTTCCCACAGCAGACGCATCTAACGCCATAATACGTATTGCATAAGGAGTAAATAAAATGGCATCGTTTAATAAAGTAAATGACTTCGTTAAGAACGCAGTTCATAATATGGACTTAGAGTCCGATCAGTTTGTAGTTGCACTGTCTAATACAGCACCTGCATCTGAGTCACCTAACCCTGCAACAGATGGTAATGGTGTTATTGGTAATGTAACAGAGGTAGCATACGGAAACCTATCTTCTCGTAACATTACAACTACTTCATCTGCACAGGCAAGTGGTACATATAAGTTAGTTCTTTCTGACATTACACTAACATCTACGGGTGGTTCAACTGGCCCATTCCGTTATATTTATATTTATGATGATACAGTAACATCACCTGCTGATCCTATTGTTGGTTACTATGATTATGGCTCATCTCTTACACTAAATGATGGCGATAGCTTTACTGTAGACTTTAATGCTACTAATGGTGTAATCCAACTTACATAGGATTTAACTAATGGTCACTCTTGTAAATAGAGCAAAAATGGGAACTAGCACTACTGGTACTGGCACAATAACATTGGGCAGCGCTGAGTCTGGCTATCAAAGTTTTGCTTCTGCAGGGGTGACTGATGGTACTACTGTAAGATATACGATTGAAGATTCTACAGCTTTTGAGATAGGAACTGGTGTATATACTGCATCAGGCACAACGTTAACTAGGGTGGTTACAGAAAGCTCTAACTCCAATAATGCTATTAACTTATCTGGTAACGCAAAGGTTTTTGTAACCGCTACTGCGGATGATATTATAGATAGGCTTATTGACGGTGGTGCAGCAGCTTCTACCTACGACACTACTCTGGGCGATATTAATGGGGGTTCTGCCTAATGGCAAACAAAATACAATTACGCAGAGATACTGCCTCTAACTGGACTAGCAGTAACCCCACACTTTCTCAGGGTGAGCAAGGTTATGAAACTGATACAGGCAAGTTAAAAATTGGTGATGGCTCTACTGCATGGACTAGCTTAGGTTATTCTTTTGTTAGCAGTAACATTGGCGGCGCAACAGGCGTTGAGTTTGACGATAATGTTAAAGTAAAATTCGGCTCTAGCGGAGGTAACGAGCTAGAAATTTATACTGACGGCACTTCAAGTTATATCACTGAAAGTGGTTCAAGCCATTTAAATATTCAAGGCCAAGAGATTAAGTTTAAAAATGCTTCTGGAACAAGTTTGATGACTTTATCTGCCTCTCAAATGGAGGTGTTTCATTCAGGGAGTAAAAAATTAGAAACTTACTCAGGTGGTATTCAAACGACAGGCACAGTCAATGTAAACAATGCCTACACCTTACCAACGGCTGACGGTACTAACGGTCAAGTGCTGACTACAAATGGCTCAGGTGCTGTTACCTTTGCAGATGCTTCAGGTGGCGGTGCTACTGACCTAAACGACCTGACCCCATGCGTTAGCAACACAACAACTGACAATTATGGCATTGGTCGTGATGTTCTGGGTGACATAACGACAGGTATTGAAAATGTTGCATTTGGTGCTTTATCAGGGCAATATATAACAACAGGTAGCTCTAATACTTTGTATGGCAGAAACGCAGGTCGTTTCGTAACGACAGGTTCTGGTAATGTTGGTATCGGTCTTAATGCTGCGACTGGATCAAACCTAAATAAGCTAACTGGCGATTATAACGTTGGCATAGGATACCGAGCAGGTAGATCTGTTGCATCTACAGATAACAACACCGCAATCGGGTACAACGCTGATAACTCTGGAAACCCCTCTGGCTCAACTGCAATAGGTTCAGAAGCGGTGGCTGCAGGAAGTCAAGCAACAGCCCTTACTGATAGTTACGCCTCTGGTGCAGACAGTCTTGCGGCAGCTATAGCTAACAACACAAGCAGCTATGGTGCTACTGGTGCTAACAGTATTGCGATTGGTGAGCTAGCTAAATCTACCAATACAGACTCCGTGGCGATTGGTTCAGGGGCATCAGCCACAGGCTCAGAGAGCATGGCGTTACACAAAGGTTCGCTTGCGTCAGGGCTGTATTCAACGGCCCTTGGCAATGGCGCATACGCCACTGCAACAAATTCAATAGCCCTCGGCACAAGTGCATACGCATATGGCGCAGGGGGAGCAGCCTTGGGTCGGAATGCAAGGTCTTATGGCGAATATGCTGTTGGTCTTGCTAACTCTTACGCAACTAACTCAAACTCACTGGCAGGTGCTATAGGTACTAACTCAAGCAGTTACGGTGCGTTGCACGACAACGGTGTAGCCCTTGGCTACCAAGCAGTCACCACAGCCGACAAGCAAATTGCTCTCGGCTCAAGCACTGCGCAAGTCAAAGTATCTGGTGCCTATACTCTTCCCACGGCGGACGGAAGCGCCAATCAGGTTCTTCAAACTGATGGCTCTGGAGCCTTATCTTTTGCTACTGTAAGCGGCGGTGGTGGCGACCCTGACCTTTATAGAGATAATGCTTCTAGTTCTACGACACCTACGGCGAGTGGAACAAATGCAGTCGCTATCGGAACGAATGCAATTGCGTCCAACACAGAAAGTGTAGCACTGGGTGGAGATACATTATCGTCAGGTTATAAATCCTTTGGGGCCGTGATTGGTAATAGTAATGCAGCATACGGGGCTACGGGGTGGGCTGCAATCTCAATTGGGTTGCAATCAAGAGCCACCGCAAGTGATTCAATCGCACTTGGGCCAAGCGCATACGCATCTGGTTCCAAGTCACTTTCTTTGGGATATGCTAGTACAGCATCTGGAACAAACTCAATTGCCGTGGGAAACAGTACCTCAAATGCTTATCTAGCGACCTCTTTCGGTGAATATGCGCTGTCTGAAAGTCAAGGGAAATACTCTTATGCGTCTGGAAGGTTTGGCAGTACTGAAGGCTCCGCTCAAACAGGAACATATGTTCTACGTGCGGATACCACCGATGCGACCTCAGAGGCTTTAACAACTCGCAACAACGGTGGCGTTCAATCTGATAACCAAGTTAATCTGCCTAATAACTCTTGTTATGGGTTTACAGGTACAGTTATTGCCCGTGAAGATAGCTCAAGCACTAACGACTTCGCTGTGTGGGAAATCAAAGGTGGAGCGGTGAGGGCGGGAAGTGCCTCCACGACAGCCCTTGGCTCGTACAACATCAACAAAATCAGTGAAAGCACAGGCGCTGCAAACTGGAGTATTGCTCTTTCAGCAGACACAACAAACGGTGCGGTGGCAATCACAGTAACAGGTGAGGCATCACACTCCATTCGGTGGGTGGCAACCGTGAATACTACGGAGGTAATTTATTAAATGGGTTCGGTTAATTTAGACAACACAGGCTCAGGCAGTGCAATTACTCTATCGTCGGACGGCACTAGCCTTCTGTTAAACGGAACAGCCATTGGTGGTGGCGGTGGTGCAGACCTTTATGCTGTTGAAACTACTAGCTCAACCAACCCCACCGCAAGCGGAACAAGGTCGATAGCTATTGGTTCAGGTGCAAATGCAAATGGAACAAGTTCAATTGCTATTGGTAGTCTTGCAGATTGCTCTACTACAGAAAGTTATCAAATCGCCATTGGGCATAATGCTACTGCTACTTATGGTCATATAGCTATAGGTTATAATACTACTTCTACCGCCGTATGGGCTACAGCCGTTGGTTACGATGCTTCTGCGGGATACCAAGGTAGTGCTTTTGGTGTTCAGGCTGAAAGCACTTCAAATTTTGCAACAGCTTTAGGGCATTCATCAAGAGCAGCAGGGTTATACAGTACAGCTTTGCCGTATAGCCGTACATCGGGTACTCACAGCTTTGCAGCAGCTATTACAAACAAATCCTCTAGCTATGGTGCTAGTGGCTCTTATAGTATGGCAGGTGGTTATCTTAATAAAGCTACTGCAACTGATACCTTATGTTGGGGCGGTGATAGTAATCTAGTTACCAGTGGGCAAGCTGCTGTCGTAGGCGGCTGGATGAACCAAGCAGAAGGGGGCTATTCCTTTATAGGAGGCGGTCGCAATAATCGTGCGTTAGCTAGTTATTCAAGAGCAGGTGGACACGATGCTGATACCAATGATGATCATGGTAAAGACGTATGGGCCAGTGGTGATTTTTCTAGCAGAGGCGATGCACAAACAGCCAAGCGTGTTTTGCGATCAGATACAACAGATGCCACTGCTGAAGCATTAACATCTATTAACGGTTCACCAAATACTACAAACCAAGTAGTCTTGCCCAACAACTCAGCTTATTTCTTTACTGGAACGTGTATTGCTAGACAGCAAGCAGCAGACGGTACTGATGTAGGTGCTTGGGAGTTTAAAGGTGCTATTCGTAGAGAGGCTAACGCAGGTACAACAACCTTAATTAAATCAACAATAGATGAGTTTAACGTACCTACAGGATGGGCTTTAGCTTTATCCGCAGATACCACAAACGGTTGTTTGAAAATTGAAGTCACGGGTGCAGCTTCAACAGATATTCGTTGGGTAGCAACGGTTCACACATCGGAGGTTACATACGCATAATGGGCGCTATTAATATAAAACATACGGGCAGCGGTTCAGACATAGCACTAAGTTCTGATGGTACAAACTTACTCTTAAACGGCACAGCAATTGGTGGTGGTGGTAGTTTAAACCTTGTTAAAGAGAATTATGGGGGAAGTTCTACGCTTCCAAATGTAACTGGTACGGATGCAATCGGTATTGGTGAAAGATCCGTAGTAGCAGGTACATCAAGTACCGCCATTGGCAATTCTTACGCAGGAGGTACTGGTTATAATCATAGTATACACCTAGGTACAAATAGCTCTAGTTATGGGGCTACTGGTACAATGGCTATTGCAGGAGCAGGTCAAGCTAAGGCTACTGCTAATTATAGTATTGCTTTTGGTTATGGTGCTCAAGCAACGGCACAACATGCGTTTGCTGTTGGGAATAATGCCTTAGCTAGTAGTACTGGGGCTGTTGCTCTTGGGGCATCTAGGGCGACAGGTTCTAATAGTTTTGCGGCAGGTATAGGAAACAGTGCCTCCTCTTATGGCGCTCAAGCCAGTGGAGCAATTGCTCTAGGCAGTCAAGCTAGAGTTAACTCAAATAATGGGGTTGCTATAGGTTCTGGTGCTAGAGTTCTAAGTGGTAAAAATTATGGCGTGGCTCTAGGCGCAAGAAGTAACTGTAACGCAAAAGGCCAATTTGTTCACGGCACAGGCTCTTTAGTTACGGAGGGTTATGCCCAAACGGGTATGCTCGTTATTCATGGTCGAACCGCCAATAATACGCAAGGTACGCTTACATCGGACAGTTCCCTTCAATCACTAGGAACGGCAGGTAGTGACAATCAACTTGTTGTTCCTTCTTACGGTGCTATCGCTTTTGATGGAATGATTGTAGCAAGGGGGCAAGGCAATGCTTCTGACACAAACTGTGCAGCGTGGAAAGTAGAAGGTTTAATTAGAAGGGAAAGTGCAGCAAGCACTACAACTTTGGTTAATTCCGCAATTACTGTTATAGATAATACTCCTTCTTGGGGACTTGCTTTAGCTGCGGATACAACGAATGGAGCATTAAGTGTTCTAGTAACGGGTGCAGCATCTTCCAATGTAAAGTGGGTATGCACATTAAGATCATCAGAAACGATCTATAATTCGTATTAACGCCTAGAAGGAGAAATCAGATGGCTATACAACACAACATCGCAGAAGGGGCAAGCCAGTATGGTATCGCCTTTAATAATGCTTACTACCGCATCGTGACAGCGGCTGTGTCACGTCAACGTGGGTCAGACCCAAAGTTTACAGTTATGATTGACTTGTCAGCTTATGCTACAAGCTCACCCACAGATGATACTCGTGAGGTAGACTTTAAACGTTACAACGCAAACCTCACAGATATTGAAGCTGCATCGGGTGATGCCTTTGTAGATAAGTGCTATGCTTGGGTCATGGCTCAAGATGACATGGATGGATCAACGGCGGTATAACTTATGAGCCTCACGATAAATCACCAGACGAATGACATCTCGGCTACCAGTGGCTACGTTGCCATTGGTGGCTACAAGATTGCTGTAGTGGCAGCACTGCCGTCCTCTCCAGACGCCAACACGATTTACTTTGTGACAGGATAAACAATGGTGCAGACAGCATACCTTGGCTCTACCGCCTTCAGTAATATAGCTGTCGGAAGCACAACCGTATCTGCCGTTTACGTTGGCAGCACTAAGATATGGGAAGCAGGGTCTAGTTGGACTGACCCTGACCTAGCTTATGCAACTTATGATAGTGTGTCTGTAAACCAAGAAGGCGGTAGTGAAATAACGAGCAGCGCAACTATATTTAGGTTCAAGTCTGATGGGACACGTTGTTGGATTGGGGATATAGGCAGTGATAGCATACATCAATATGATCTAAGCACTGCATGGGATTTAAGCACATCTAGTTACGACACAAGTTTTTCTGTTGCGGCTCAAGAAACGCAGCCAAGAGACATTGCGTTCAGCGCTGATGGTACACGCATGTTTATGCTTGGGTCAGGGGTCGAAGCCATATTTCAGTACAGCTTATCTACGGCTTTTGACGTGGGTACAGCAAGCTATGATAACTCATCGTTTTCCTCATGGCCTTCATCCTCAGAAGAACCCACGTCTATCCGCTTTAACGACGATGGTACAAAGGTTTACGTTGCAGACTACAACGTCGATGTTGTATGGCAGTTTAGCTTGTCAACGGCTTATACGCTGTCGGGTATTTCTTACGACAACAAATCAATCACAAGTTTAAATACTTATGGGGACCAAGTAAGCGGCCTTTATTTTACGCCCACTGGCGATAAGTTGTATATTAGCTTTACTGAAGCATCTGGCAGTAGTGTTGGGGGTGTCTTTCAATTTAATCTGTCTACTGCCTTTGACATCTCTACCGCTTCCTATGCCAATATATCATTTGGTCTGAATGAGGATTGTCAAACAGGTCTGGAATTTAAGTCTGATGGCTCCAAAGCATACAATGCTTATTATCCTAATGGCAGCGGTGCCACTTACCAGTATTCCACAGTAGACCCATACGCATCTTGGACTGACCCTGACCTAGCTAACGCAAGCTATGATAGTGTTAGTTTTGACATTTCTTCTCAGTCGTCTGTTTCTATAGATATGTTTTTTAAACCTGATGGCACAAAGTTTTACATATTAGACTTAACTGCTGATACATTGTTTCAATATGGTTTATCGACAGCATGGGATTTATCTACTGCAAGCTATGAAAATAAATCGTTTGACACCTCATCACAGGCAGCTGATCCCAGAGCAATAACATTTAAGCCAGACGGTTCTAAAATGTATATTATTGATTCTTATTTAGATGACGTGTTTCAGTATTCGCTGTCAACTGCGTGGGATATATCTACTGCAAGTTATGATAGTGTTTCTTATGCGTTGCCAACAGATATAACTATTCCCTCTGGTATGTTTTTTAACAGCGATGGAACTAAGTATTATATTCCTTGTCGAGGATCGGATTACATCTATGAGTTAAGTTTAAGTACTGCATATGACATAAGCACTAGCTCGTATAGTTCAGTTCGCATAAATGTAGCCACCGTAGATAATACCCCAGAGAGCGTTTACTTTAATCCTTCTGGAGACAAGATGTTTTTTGTTGGTGCTGGAAATGACAATGTGTATAGGTATTCTTTGTCAACAAATTATGACTTAAGCACAGCTTCTTACGACAATGTAAGTTTCAGCGTATCTACTCAAGAAGCAGTTCCTGTTGGCATTTCGTTTAAATCAGATGGCTCGAAGATGTACATTGTAGGTTTAGACAGCGATGCAGTTTACCAGTATTCAACGTAAGGAGTAACACATGCTTGGCTTCTCCCCATTAGCGGCTGCTCCACTTGCTGATGATGGGGCCATTGGTATTGTATATCAAATTACAGCAGCCAGTGGTAGCTTTGCACTTACGGGTCAAGCATCTACTCTAACATCTGTACGTAGTGTAGATGTAACTCACGGTAGCTTTACTCTTACTGGTCAAGACTCTGTACTAAACATTGACAGTGTTCTATCTGTAGATGCGGGTACATTTACCGCTACAGCACAAGCTGCAGATGATCTCATCAGAGGTCAAATACTTACAGCAGCTACAGGTTCGTTTAGCCTCACAGGTCAAGATAGTGTAAATAGCATAGAACATCCTGTTGATTCAGGTACATTTGCACTAGTTGGACAGACTTCTGTATTTAGTATTATATTCCCTGCAGACGTAGGTTCCTACACTTCCACACTACAAGATGCTACACCTAATTCTGTACGTAGTATAGATGTAGCTTCTGGTAGCTTTACCTTAACAGGACAAGATGCCAGTGTATCTGCAGAGCTTAATGTTACAGCAGACGCAGGTACATTTACTTTAACTGGCATAGATGCTGATCCTAGAAAAGTACAGCTTCTTGTTGCAGACACAGGCACGTTTGCACTTACAGGTCAAGATGCTAATGCTGACATTGTTGAGATTGTCGAAAGCAATAGCTACTCTTTAACAGGACAAGATGTAAGTCTAACTAAGTCTGTAGTAAAGAGTATAGTAAGTGAAACGTTTGTCGTAACAGGCCAAGACTCTGATCTAAATATTAACAGAGTTATATCTGTAGATGCAAATACATTTAGCCTAACAGGACAGACTCTTGTAGTAGGCGTAACAGGTGCAGTACAGGTAGGTGAGTTTACTTACACAGGACAAGCTGCAAATGTTAATGCTCAACTAAACATAGCAGCAGATCAAGGTAGCTTTACAACTACAGGTCAAAGTGTTGATTTAATAAGAGCTATTGGTGCTAATACAGGCAGCTTTGCATTAACAGGTCAAGACACAGACTTTGTTAAGTCGCTTAACTTGTACCCAGAAACTGGTGTATTTACACTAGAAGGTCAAGAAATTGACAGAGGAATATCTGAACTAGCACAAGTTGGTTCCTTTACTCTAACAGGACAAACTGCTACACTAGAGTATCTACCGGGCATTATACCTGCTGCAGCTACTTTTAGTGTCAATGGACAAGATACGGTATTTAATACAAGTAGACCTGTAAGTGGGGGTTCGTTTAATTTAACAGGTCAGTCTGTAAGTATTAATACAACTGTACCTGTAACATTAAATGGCTTGACAAGCTCTGTCGGTACAGTTACAATAGTAGAGAACTCTACTGATTACAGTCAAAAAGATTACAGTAAACAAAGAGTAGTGTATATCCTAGGTCAGGATACAGATTATAATGTTACTGTACAGAAAGAAAACAATGTTGTATTTTTACACACATTAAGTTCAGTAAATACTGTGTACATACAAAAAGAAAATCGTACAGTACACATACTAGCAGAAGACGCACGTGCTAAAACAGTATTCATAGCAGCATAGAGGAAACTACATGGCATATAAGTGGCCCGATAAAGATAAAGATGAAACAATAGATTACAGTGTAGATTGGTCTAGGTTTTTAGGCACAGATACTATTGCTTCTGTTACATGGTATATTGATAATGCTTCTGATGTAAAAACGCAAGTAGCAGATGCGGATACTGTTAATGGCTTACAGTTTGTTACAGGAACAAATACAAATACAGTAGCTACTATACGATTATCTTTAGGAACTAACAACCTACGTTATAAAATAACATGTGGTATAACTACAGCTAGTTCCCTTACATACGAGCGATCTATATTTTTACGTATTAGGGAGAAATAAAATATGGCGTATGACTTCTTGGGTTTAGTTAATGATGTTAACAAAAGGTTAAATGAAGTAGAATTAAGCACAGCTAATTTTGCTGCGGCTACAGGTTTTTATAGCTTTGCTAAAGAAGCTATTAACTCTTCTATTAGACACATACACCATGAAGAGTTTGAGTGGCCTTGGAATCACGTAGAAGAAACAGAAGTTTTACTAGCAGGTGAAGTTAGGTATGGATTACCTACAGACAGTAAAACTGTAAACATGAATAGCTTTAGAATAAAAAGAGATGCTACATTAAATGTAGATACTATTAAATTAAAACCAATGACATACGAAGAATATCTTGACAAACATGCTGATATAGAGTATAACTCAAGTACTGATATAAGAGGTGTTCCTAGATATATAATCCGTGCACCTAGCAGAGAAATACTTGTATACCCTTCCCCAGATAAAGCATACGAATTAATATACGAATACTACACATTAGGTTTTAATCTAGAGCTACACAGTGATGTTCCTAATATACCAGAGCAACATAGGCACGTTATTGTAGATGGAGCTATGTACTATGCATATCAGTTTAGGGGTGACAATCAATCATCACAACAGTCCTTCGTAAAGTTTCAACAAAGTATAAAACACTTACGTAGTATAAATATAAACCGTACAGACTATGTAAGAGATACACGAGTTCACTATTAATGGCAACCCAATGGCAAACATTTCCTATAGAGTTTAGAGGTGGGCTTATTTCTAATCTCAGTAAACTGCAGCAAGGTATAAATGCTGTTGGTTCTGCTACTATTTTGCAAAACTTTGAGCCTAATACAGAGGGTGGCTACTCTAAGATACTTGGGTATCAAAAGTATTCTACAAATGCTTTAGCAGGTACAGGCCCAACGTTAGCTCTTAAAGTAATTAACTCTAGTAAAATTATTGCTGCTAGAAAAAATAGTAACAATAGAACTGAATATTATTTAAACACTGGTGGAAGTAGTGCGTGGACACCTTTTTTAGATAGCGCAGGGGTAGCAACAGGAGTAGGAACAGGAGTAGGTGGTAAAGTAAGAAGTGCTGAGTACAATTTTTCAGGATATGACAATACTATATTTGTAGATGGAGCAAATTATCCCGCAATATACAGTACATCGGGAGATACTTTTACATTTTTAACTTCAGCAAATTCTACAGCAATATCAGGTGCGGATCACGTAGCTATATATAAGAATGCTGCTTTTTATGCTGTAAACAATATGTTAGTATATTCAGCCCCAGAAACAGTGGATAATTTTGAAGCGGGTTTAGGTGGAGATAAACTCGTAGGCCAAAAAATAACAGGTCTTATTGTTTTTAGGGATCAACTTTTAATATTTACTAAAGATACTATTTCTGCATTACGAGGTTCTAGTTCTGCAGACTATACTATATCTCCTATTACAACTAGAACAGGATGTATAGACGGTAATACCATACAAGAAGTTGGTGGTGACATTATGTATCTTGCGCCTGACGGTTTACGCCTGTTAAGTGCAACTGATCGTATAGGTGATTTTGCTTTAGATGTAGCTTCTGATAAAATACAGAAAGATGCTAACACTTTAATAAACGCAACATCTAATTTTTCTTCTGTTATTCTTCGTGAAAAAGCACAGTATAGATTGTTTTCATATATTGAAAATGAAACAGCTTCAGTAGCTAAAGGTTTAATAGCAACAAAATATGTAGCACAAGGCGCAGGGGGATTTTCTTGGGCAACTACACAGGGCATAAAAGCAACAGTAGCAGATAGTAGGTATGCTAATAATATAGAAACTGTAGCATTTTCAAATGAAGATGGGTATGTTTATATCATGGACACAGGCTCTAACTTTGATGGGGCTAATATAGAAGCTATATATGAATCTCCCTACATGCCTATAACAGACCCACAAACAAGAAAAACATTTTATAAAATGACTTTGTATGCTCAACCTACTGGATCAATGTCACTAGACTTTAATATTAAATACGATTTTGATGCGAAAGCTGAAGCAGGAACAGTACAGCCATCAACACAACAACTTACAGGAACAGGTACATCTGTGTTTATATACGGTGCATCTAATGCTATTTATGGTACAGCTACGTATGGTGGTGAGTTAGATAATATATATAATACAAATGTTATAGGATCAGGTAAAACTGTAGCTCTACGTATTGCAGATAATACAGCTAATCCAACATTTACTCTTGACACTGCTGTGTTAGAGTTCGCTCAGAATGACAGACAATAAGGAAAAACTATGTCAAATAACGGGTATGTAAGACAAGACGATAATAATAGCATTGATAACGGTAATGTTATTGATGCGGTTGTTCTTGATAACGAGTTTAATGCCATTAAGGATGCCTTTAGTTCAGTAGATGGACATAACCATGATCCTACTGTAACGGGCGGTGGTGCGGCTATTGAAGTAATAGGGCCGCAACAAGACATAGTTTCTACTACTACTAGTTTATATCCTAAAAATTCTAATACTGTAGATTTAGGATTAACAGGTAAGATGTTTAAAGACGGCTACTTTGATGGTGCTCTTAGGGCACATACTTTATATGCAGGAGATAATGGTCATATAATTTTAACAGACAATACTATAACTTCTGGTCAGACCTTAACTATAAATGGGGGTACTAGTTCTGGTATTTTACTGCAACAAAGTACGGCAGACATTGGTGGCATAGTAAAAAATAGTAATACAAATGATATTGTTATTAAGTCTGGTACAACTACAGCAGCTACGTTTACAGCAGCAGACGTAGATTTTGCAGGTAAGGTAGACATTACAGGTGAAACAACCTTAGATAATAAGCTAACGGTAGCAGGTGAGACTGCACTTAATGGTGGTCTTATTATGGACACAGATAAGTTTACCGTGGCAGATACTACTGGTAACACAGCAATTGCAGGAACTTTAGATGTTACAGGGACTACTACACTAAGTAGACTAGAGCTAGATGATTTTATTTTAGACACTACTACTTTGAGTTTAACTAGTGGCAATCTTACTTTAGATTCAGCAGGAGATATAAACTTAGATGCTGATGGTGGAGATGTAATACTTAAAGACAATGGTACTGTTTTTGGATCATTTAATTCTAATATAGGTTCTAATAGGCAGCTTGTAATTAAAAGTGGATCAAGCCAAACAACAGCCGCTACATTTAATGATAATAATGTAACCTTCGCTAACAACGTTACAGTTAATGGCAACACAACACTAGGCAATGATGCTGCTTCTGATCAAGTAGTTCTTAATTCAAAAGTAGCTTCTAACATTATTCCTGATAGTTCTTCTCGTACCATAGGCGATGGAAGTACTTCTTGGGGTCATGGTTATTTTGGTGCGGTAACAACTTCAGGTAATGTTATAGTAGGTGGTAACTTAACTGTATCGGGAACTATGACTACTATAGATACAGCTAACCTTTCTGTAGAAGATTCTTTAATAGAACTAGCAAGAGCTAATACATCTACAAACGCTTTAGATATAGGTATCTTTGGTACGTACTATAGTAATAGTGCTATTAGACGTGCTGGTTTATTTAGAGATGCTAGTGATAGTTCTAAGTGGAAACTATTTAATGATAGTTTACAAGACCTAACCTCTTCCACAACAGTAGATACAAGTGCTACAGGATACACTGTAAGCACTCTTGTAGCAAACCTTGAAGGTGATGTTACGGGTAATGCTGACTCAGCGACTAGTTTGGAAACAGCAAGAACTATTGCTGGTGTAAGTTTTGATGGAACGGCAAACATAGACATTGGTTTAAATGGTTTGTCTGATGTAAATATAGCCTCAGTACCGTCTAATGGAGAAATTTTAAAGTATGATACTAGTACATCTAAGTGGATAGTAGGTAGTAGTGCAAGTAGTTTGTCTACCTTAACAGATGTAAATACTAATATGTCTCCTTCTAACGGACAGTTACTTCAATATGATAATGCGAACACTGAGTGGACTGCAGTTACTGCTGGTATCAGTGACATATCAGGCTTGCAAACAGCATTAGACGGTAAAGAAACTGCAGATGCTGAAATATTAAAAGCAGATACAGACGATAACATTACTGCTGGTTATACAGCAACAGCAGATGATGATGGTACTAAATCAAGTGGTACATATACTCCTTCTCCTGCAGGTGGTAACTTAAAACGTATTATTAATGGCGGTGCTTTTACCTTAGCTGCACCTACAGCAACAGGTGATTATACTATGGTTATTCAAATGACAAATAATTCATCTGCTGGAACAGTTACATTATCAGGATTTACTAAACTTGTAAACCAAGGATATTTAACCACCACAAACGGAGATGATTTCTTTATATATGTAACGAAAATAAATGGGTTTACTTCCTTGACGGTACAGGCACTACAATAATGCTTCCATTTCCTACTTTACCTATTGTCAGTGCTTTTGATGCGGATTTGCTAGGGGTATCTGCTACAGCAGAAACTTCTGTAGTTTTTGAGCCTACGGGAAACCAAAACAATAAAAGTATTTATATTTCTCCTGATGGTTTAAATTTGTATGCAGGGTATTATCAATACATGTATCAATATTCTATGTCTACTGCATGGGATTTAAGTACCCTATCTTATGTACGGTCAAGCTCTCAGGAAAGCTATAGTTTTGGGGGTATATTTTTTAAGGAAGATGGCAGTAAATATTTTACAATAGATTATGACAATAGCAGACGCCTTAGAGGATATGATTTAAGTACAAATTGGGACATTAGCACCGCCTCTAGTGATGGCACTTTAAATTGGGGAGATTCTAATTTTAGTCCGCCTTTTAGTAGCGGTATGCAAGGAACATCTGTGCAAGGTTTGTACATATCTCCTAGTGGTAAAGAAGTATATACAGTAAATAGTTCAGGTTCTGGTGGCTACAATAAAGCATATCAAATAACTCTTAGTACTCCTTGGGATGTTACTACAGGAACTTTTACAACAGCTAAATCTACAACTAACCATAGTCAACGGGGTATATGGTTTAATCCTAACGGTGAAAGAATGTGGGTAGGTATGAGAGCAAATTCTTCTTCTGTTGTTCAGTATAACCTTACTACGCCTTGGGATTTAACAACGGCTTCTTTTGATAGGCAATTACCATCTATAGAAATTAATCAGGGTGTAGACCCTGCCCAAAACACGTTAAATAGTAATGGGTCTGGCCCCGTTTTTAAGTTTGATGGGAGTAAAATGTATCTTCTTATGGCGGCTGTATCAAGTAGTTATGACGATAAAATATTTCAGTTTGATATATGATAATAAATAAAGGAATAAATAATGAATACCGATAGTTGGCATCTAAGCAAATCTGTACCCATTACTTTTATACTGGCTATCGTAGGTCAAACTGTAGCACTTGTGTGGTATGTATCAAGTCTTGACAATAATATAAAAAATAATCAACGTGAACTTATACGGCACGAAACAAGGATAGAGGCTTTAGAAAAGGTAGTGCAAAGCCAAGCCGTAACCCTCGGACGTATGGACGAAAACATAAAAGCCATACGTCACTCAGTGGAAAAGATGGCAAATAGGGACACTGAACAGTAACACAATTAATGAGGGGGTAGTTATGATTGATCCAGTAACAGCTATAGCTGGTGCTACTGCAGCCTTCAACGCAATTAAAAAGGGCATACAGGTTGGTCGTGATTTGCAAGACATGGGTGGTCAACTCTCTCAGTGGGCAGGTGCAATAGCAGACCTAGACTTTGCAGATAGACAATCCCAAAAACCACCTTGGTATAAAGCTCTAGGAAGTGGCGTTGAAGCACAGGCAATGGAAATATGGCAAGCTAAACAAAAAGCTGAATCCATGCGAAAAGAACTAAAGGATTTTATTTCGGTATACTACGGCCCATCAAAATGGCAAGAGATACTTGAAATAGAAGCACAACTAAGAAAACAAAAGAGAGAACATGAGCACAGACAAATAGAAATTAAACAGAAAATAATAGAGTGGTCAGCAGGTGTAGCCATATTTATTGTTTGTTTAGGTTGTTTGTTTGGTTTTGTATATTTAGGAACTAGGTAATGATACAATTCAAAGGATTTAAACCACAGGCCATGCAAAGAATTGCAGGTACAATGGGCTATCAAGGTGACATGCAGGGCTTTAATGATTACTTAAATCAAAACCCTGACAAGATGAAACAGATGGACATGTACAAAAATCAAGCTATTCAAATGTTAAAGGGTGGTGTTATTAAAGCTAATGAAGGAACTTTAGTAGACAGTAATATAGGCAGTAGTCCTATAACTGACCTAACAACTAAACGTGCTCTTGATCCTGAACTAACTTCGGGTACAATGGTAGACCCTGTAGGAACAGTAATTACATCTGATCAACTATTAGATGATGATGCAGGTCAGGTAAAAGGTGACATAGAGTTAGGTACAACATTAACCACTGCTAAAGAAGCAGACGATATTAAAGTAACAGATGCTAAGACAATGGACGCTAAGTCTGTATCTAGTGACGTAGCTAAAACTGTAGCTGAAAATCAAGCAGAGCAAGGTAATGTTGATCCAAGAGCTATTGTAGAAGCAGAGCAATCTACATCAAGTAGTGTTAGTGAACTTAATGCAGCACAGGGTAAAGGTATCCTAATGGAAAATCCTGTGCAAAGAAAGATAGAAGACGGTGAACTTGTTAGTGGTGTAGCTAATGCAGAAACAGCATCTAAGTTTACAGAACAAATTCAAGCAGCTAGTGCAACCCCTTCGGATAAAGCTACTGTACAAGGTCAACTAGAGGGTCTTATGCAGCAGTTTGAAGGTGGTAATACACCACCCTTTGCCGCAGGTGCTATGAGAGCAGCCATACAAAAAATGGCAGCACGTGGTATGGGTGCTAGTAGTCTAGCAGGACAGGCCATTATGCAAGCTGCTATGGAATCTGCGTTGCCTATTGCTCAAGCTGATGCTCAAGTCTTTGCATCTTTTGAAGCGCAGAACTTGTCAAATAGACAGCAACGTGCTATGCTTGCGGCAGAACAACGTGCAAGGTTTATGGGCCAAGAGTTTGATCAGGCATTCCAATCACGTGTCATAAACGCCAGTAAGATTAGTGATATTGCAAACATGAACTTTACTGCAGAGCAACAGGTTGCTTTAGAAAATAGTCGTATTGCAAACACAATGAACTTGGCAAACCTTAGTAACAGACAGGCTCTTGTAATGGCAGAAGCTGCAGCGTTGTCTCAGTTAGACATAGCTAATTTAAATAACAGGCAACAAGCAGCAGTTATGAATGCTCAATCCTTTATGCAAATGGATTTAGCCAACTTATCTAATCGTCAACAAACAGCAATGTTTAATGCACAGTCTGTCGTACAAGCAATGTTCAATGATCAGTCAGCAGAGAACGCAGCAAGGCAGTTTAACGCTGCAAGTGAAAACCAAACAAATCAATTCTTTGCTAACCTAGCATCACAAGTATCACAGTTTAATACAGCACAAGCTAATGCAATGGAGCAGTTTAATGCAGGTGAAACAAACGCAATGGAAAAGTTTGCTGCTGAAATGATGAACCAACGTGATCAGTTTAATGCGCAGAATAGATTAGTTATTGATCAGAGTAATGCACAGTGGCGTAGAGCAGTAGCTACAGCAGATACAGCGTCAATCAATCGTGCCAATGAACTTAATGCTACTAATCTTTTAGGTATATCTAATACATCATATAATGATCTATGGTCATACTATCAGGACAGTATGGAGTATGCATGGAACAGTGCTGAAAATGAACGTGGTAGAGTGTTTGAAATGGCATTGCAAAAATTAGGCATTGATGCGGCGGCTGATGTATCACAAGCTAAGTTAGATTATCAAACATCAGCAGCTTGGGGAGGTCTTATAGCTACTATGTTTACTACACCTTTTGGTGAAGATACCCTATTAAGCAGATCAATGGAACGATTTTTTACTTAAGGATAAAACATGAACGTTAACCCAGCATATACAGCATACACAAATCTAGGTATAAAAGAAGGTGATGAACCTGTAGCTAAAGAAAAATCCTTTGGACTACTGTCAAGAGACAGTTCACCTAAACAATCTACGCCTAGTGAACCCATAGATCGTATTAGAAAATACGTTACAAATTTACGTAAAGCAAGAAAGCAGTTAACAGATGGTTGATATTCCTGAAGAAAAGATAAGCTATCCTATTCCCGGTATGGGTATGACAGCAGAGTTGGGATCACGTCCTTGGCAAAACCCACCACAATATACTACAGTAGAACAAGCCCTTGAGTGGTACATACCTCGTCTTGTATCTGATGAAATGTACGAAGGTATGTTAGACACAATGGAACTTGGTGTACCTCTCACTATCATGGCAGACTCTATGCAGTCAGCAGCAGTTATGCAAGGTCTTCATACATTAGATGTTGGTATGCTTGCTATGCCTGTGATAATAGAAATGTTAGCATACATTGCAGAAGATGCAGGAATAGAGTATAATTTAGGTATAGAAAAACCTATTGATGATGACAAGATTAGTGAAACTAAAATAGCACTGGCGATGAAGAAGATGCGTGAACGTTTACCAGAGGCTTTAGAAGAACGTGAAGAAGAACCAGAAGTAGTGGAAGCCGAAACTGCGGTGGAGCCTACGGGGCTTATGGCAAGGAGAGTATAATGGCTTTTAGTTTAGGAGGATTTGGTGCAGGATTTGCAAGTAAGCTAACAGATAATTTAGATGAAGAACGTAGGCGGCAGGAAAAGTTACAAGACGAAGCAACTAGTCTTGCTACTAGACAACGACTAGCTAAACAAGCTAAACGTGATGAAGAAAAAAAGGTAATGGAAGAACTAACAGAATCTTTAAGTTTGTACTACACACCTGATCAAGTCCAAAATATTTTATCTGAAGGTAAAGCAGGAGTCAAGTATGCGTTAAACCACGCTCAAAATCTTCCAGTAGGAGTTGATGCATCTACTACATATACGCTACCTAAAACAAACGTCCCTAGTAAACATACGTATGATCCTGATAATCCTTCCGCATCTAATGCTCCAAGTATATCAGAAGGTGTTTTAGGTAAAGGAACATTTGCATCTAGGTTTACACCAATAGACCCTAAAGCAAAAACTAAAGCTACAACATTTCAAGCCAGACTTGTTGAGCTTGATTTTGAAATACAAAACGCAGAAACTCCAGAGGAAAAAAACCTTGCTCAAAAAGCCTTTGATTCAACTTCAGAAGCGTATAAAGCGTTTAAAGAAATAGAAAAATCTGAAGCAAATAAAGATGGTAAAACTGTCACTATAGATTTTTTAGATGAAACACGACAACAATCTATTATTGATACTAGTTTTGATTCAGTCCTAAAACCGTATATAGATTTGTATGAAGTAGACCCTGCTACACAGTTAAAAAAATTAAAAACAGGTAATCAAGCAGCTATCATACAGCTACAAGCTCAAAACTATATTAACTTAAAAGAAACATATTTGACTAAAGATTCTGATGGCAAGGCTCTTGTAGAAGAAGGTGATACTTTTTTTAGTAGAATAAAACAAGTAGGTCAGGCTGCAAATAGAGATAAAAGAAACTACGTAAATGAACGAAGGCTAAAGCAGACAACACTAGAAGCAACGGCTACTCAAAACAATACCTCTGTAGCAAGTACTTCTACAACCTATTACGTAAATAATCCTGCCGAACCTCGCACATTACAAGATGTGCAAAAGGGTATGCGTGATGGTACATTTAATATGGGTTCTGCCGTAGAATACGTAGACGAAAAAGGCACACTAAGAACTGCCTTAGTTTCAGTAGTAGGTGTATACCCATAATGGAAAACCTTAATGCTAGTGATTTCGATGAGTTTGAAACACAACAAGTTGATATAAATCAAGGAACTTTAAATACTATTAACCCTTCTGATTTCGATGAGTTTGAAACAGACCCGATTGAAGCAGAAGAGGATGATATATTAATTGATGCTAGTTCTTTTGTACAAACGGATGTACCTGTAGAGCCTAAACTGGATGACCTAGAACAAACACAACCTCAATCACAAGCTATTGCAGACGATCTGCAAGAGTACTTTAGTATGGTTGATAATCAATATATAGAGTATCTAGGTAGTGATGTTATGGCAGAAATAACACGCAGACAAGAGGATGCCAATAGAGAACAACAAAACTACATAGCCATGGTAGAGGCAGCTAAAAAAGAAGATGCAATTACTGGTGGTCAACGTGCGTTAATGATACCAAAACCACAATCGCAAGAGTTTGTGGATGTTAGCACAAAGTTATATAGAGAAAAGTTAGAAAGTACAAAGGAAACTTTTAAACAGGCATTACAAGACCCTAACCCATTGCGGTCAGGGCTTGCTAAACACTTGTTAGATTCTGGTATGAACTACAGAGATGCAGGTTGGATACTATCAGGTGCAGAATTTGCTCCTGTAACAGGTACAGCATTATGGCTTGGGGATGTACCAGAAGATGTGCGTATAGCAAGACAAGCATATGAAGATGGTGATTGGGGAACACTTGCATCTACTGTTGGTTGGATGGGTGCAGAGGGTATACTTACTGCTATAGGTACAGGTGCTGCAGTTAAACAGACTGCAAAAAAAGTAAAATCTAAATTGCGTACTACACAAGTTATGGAAGAAATACGTACAGCAGACGCAGAAGCAATAGCAACTAAAGCTGCTGCGGCCAAAGAGGTAGCAGATGAAGCTAAAGAAATACGTCAACAATTAATAGATGAATTTGAAAATGATACAGGTTATACTATATCAAACACAGATAGTAATGGGGTCAAGACTCTTAATGGTCAAAAAGCAAGAGAAGCAGGATTAGAAATAGCTAGAGATGTGTCACAGTTACAAGACGAAAGAGCTATTGCATTTGCACGTAACCCTGAAGAAGCTAGGCAGAAGTTTAGTTCTACCTATCAAGGAACCTTATCTGATGAAGTTGCCTACAATAATCTAACTGACAATGTAGAAGAGTTGGTAAACCCACTATTAATACCAGAAAAATTTAATGCTATTGTAGCTGTGGCAAATGATTTTCAAAAAGCAAACCCTAAAGCATTTCGTAATAATAAATCTATCATTGACAATCTTTTTGATTATACTGTTTCTAATGATTTAGAAGGTAGTCAAGAACTAGCAGATACCCTAGCTAAGTATGGATTAACTTTTGATGATTATGTACTTACTGTTGTGGGGTCTGGTTCAGAAGCAGGTAAGATTCTGAACAAGTTGTCTCAAATTCGTAGAGCAGGAAATCTAGACATACATAAACAGAAGAAAAATAAAGCTCTTGAAATGGGTCAACCTGAGTGGCTAAAAGTATTTCGACGAGTTGAAAATGTTAGACGTGGTGGCATGGTATCCATGATAAAAACCGCAGGTAGAAACTTACAGTCTGCAGTTATAAGAACGCCACTAGAAGCACTAGAAAATGTTTTTGATACGGTATTGTATAATATGTCGGACACATTTCATAAAACTAAAGATGCAGGTTTTATAAAGGCTAGTTTTAATGCTGCAGCAAAAGGTACTACAACATTTGTTTCTCCTAGACAGTGGAAAGGTAGTACACGTGCCCTGCAGAGAACTTTTGCAAATCCATATTTAGCTAGAGAAGTCACAGAGTTTGTTCTAGATCGTCCTGAGTTCGCAAAGCAATACGATAATCTGTTTAACCTTGTCAATGAATACCAGAAAAATACAGGAAGAGGTCAGGCTACTACACGTATAGGCAAAGCAGTAGACAGTACTCTAGGTGTTATGGAAGATACTGTAACTTTTCTCAATACACCTAACCGCATACAAGAATTTATAATTAGACGTGGTGCTTTTATGGGTGAACTAGAACGTCTAACTTTACGTGAGTACGATCTTAATCTTATAGATGCGTTGAAACAAGGTAAGTTACCTGATCTTATGTCTAACTCTAGTACAGTTAGACCTAAAGGAGCACGTACCTTTGAGGACTTAATAGAGGATAGTACTAGACATGCTTTAGATGTTACCTATGCAAAAGCACCTGATACTAAAATGTTTAACGACTTTAGTAATTGGTTAAGTCGTAATGGTTTGACTGCGGTTACTACACCATTCCCTCGTTTTATGTTCAATGCCTTAGAGCTTACAGCACAGTACTCTGCAGGTGCATTTAACCCTGCACTTAAAAGGGTATTGGGTTACAAAAAAGGACCACTAGATGCACGAGATAGAAAACAAATATCCCGTAACATAGTTGGTTTGTCTGGTATTACTGCTGCTCTTATGTATAGGAACTCTGAAGACGCACCAGCTAACTATGCAAATATGAATACAGAAGAAGGTGTCATGGACACACGTGCTATATATCCTTTACGTCAGTTTTTGTGGATAGCTGAAGGTATCAAACGTTTAGGTAAAGATTCACAAAAATACGTACCAACAGCAGCCATACCTGCTCAAATGGCAGAAGTTTTGAGTGGTAAAGAAACTCCAGCAGAAGGAACATTTAATAACTGGTTTGATATAGATGAAGCTACAGAAGTTTTCCTTGGATCACAACTTCGTGGTGCAGGTACTGTAAATATCTTTGTCGAGGAACTACAAACTATTTTAGCAGGTGCTGAAGATATATCAGGTGCAGAAAGACGTAATAGAGTAATAGGACGTGCCGTGTCTGATTACTTACGTACTTGGGGCATACCTCTTACTCAAATAGTAGAAGTACAAAGAGCAACGGGTGACAGGCCAGCAGACTATCGTGATGCTGCCGATGATGAGATTACACTTGGTGCTACAATGGGTGAGCAGATAGGTATGGATATTCGTAGGATGGGTAGGGCAAGTGGTTTGTCCAATCTACTCACACCGTCCGAAGAAGAAAAACGTCCAATAAGACCATCTATATTTTCGGACGGTAAGGAACGTAAAGGCATTATGCTTAGTGCAACAACGGGAATTACGCAGTTCTCTAAAAACTCCCCTGAAGCAGAGTACTTAGAAAAGTTAGGCTACGATGAGTATGAGTTGAGCAGTAAAGAACGTATACCATCTGTGCGTAGGGCAGAAAATCAATTCTTACTTGAGATGCTACCAACTCAAGTTGAAGTACTAAAAGACTTAGAACAAATGTTTCGTGAAGACTATAATAGCACAGAAACTAAACAGTCGTATAGAGACAAAACATCTATAGAAAAACACGTAGCCACTGATCTTGCACCTTTTGTAGAGAGTTTAATGCGTAAAGCAAAACAAATGGTGGGTGATGCTAAGTTTGCAGAAACAAATCCAATACTAGTAGCCCACAGAAAATTCAAACGTATGCCAAAAAGTATACGTAAAGTTGCCATAAGTGAGTTTAATAGAGTAGAGGATGAAGAGTTAGATTTAACAAACCCAGAACACATGGCAATACTGCAAGGTTATGCCGATATATACAAGAAAGCAACAAACTAAATAAATAAGGGGGCAATTAAGCCCCCATTTTTTTTGTCTATCGTTTGTCTCCACTTCCACCAATAGTACCCGCACTTTTTCTGGCACTTAACTTGGCTTGGTTCTGACCTGCTATCATACCTAGTGTGAGGTTGAGGTCAGTGGCAAGTGCTGCACAGTACCATAGAACATCCCCTATCTCACTGGCAATCTGTTCTCGCCAATCATCAGGACGTTTATCTGGACCATCACGTATGAGCTTCTTAACTTTGTTAGCTACCTCACCTGCTTCCCCTGCCAACCCAAGTGCAGGGTATATTATTTTGTGCTGATCAGGATAGATAGCGGTACTTGATGCATTCCTTTGATACGAGTTAAAGTCAGACATGTTGTACTTCTCCTTCAGAAACTGCTCTGCCTCTGCCTGTAGTTCGTTCATACTCCTTTATCCTTCTTAGTTGATCGAAGTAGGCTTTGTTAAACCCACGT